CTACCCAACATCATCTCTATCAGGAACCATTACCAATGCTCAGTTAGCAGGTTCTATTGCTAATGCTAAGTTAGTAAATGATAGTGTCTCATTCGGTGGTGTGTCTGTTGACTTAGGTGCTTCAGACACTACTCCAGCATTTGACTTAACTGATGCTACTAACTACCCAACATCATCTTTGAGTGGCACAATTACAAATTCGCAACTTGCTGGTTCTATTGCCGATGCTAAATTAGCAAGCACATTCCTCAAGAATACTGTTGAAGATACTACTCCTCAGTTAGGTGGTGACTTAGATCTTAATAGTAAGAACATAACTGGAACCGGTAATATTAATCTTACTGGTATTGTTACTGCTACTACTTTTATTGGTGCTTTAACTGGTAATGTAACTGGTAACGCATCTGGTTCATCTGGATCATGTACTGGAAATTCATCCACAGCAACTACAGCAACTACAGCGACTAATGTTACAGTTGCTGATGAGTCATCAGATACGTCATGTAATGTCCTTTTTACAACAGCAGCTACTGGAGACTTAGCGCCTAAGAGTGGTACAAACCTTACTTTTAATTCTTCTTCAGGAGCTTTGACTGCAACAAGTTTTGTTGGAGATTTAACTGGCGCAGTCACTGGTAATGTAACTGGTAATGCATCTGGTTCATCTGGTTCTTGTACTGGAAATTCATCCACAGCAACTACAGCAACTACAGCGACTAATGTTACAGTTGCAGATGAAAGTTCTGACACATCATGTAATGTTCTTTTTACAACGGCTGCAACTGGCAACCTTGCACCTAAGAGTGGTACAAACCTTACTTTTAATTCTTCTTCAGGGGTTTTAACGGCGACAGGTTTTGCTGGAGATTTAACTGGCGCAGTCACTGGTAATGCGGATACTGCAACGACAGCAACTAATGTTACTGTTGCTGATGAGTCATCAGATACGTCATGTAATGTCCTTTTTACAACGGCTGCAACTGGCAACCTTGCACCTAAGAGTGGTACAAACCTTACTTTTAATTCTTCTTCGGGAGTCCTAACAGCAACTGGATTTGCTGGTCCTCTTACGGGTGCAGTTACTGGTAATGCGGATACTTCTACCACGGCTACAAACGCTAATCATATTAATGTAGCTGATAATGAAGCCACAAACGAGAATAATCTTATTCCCTTTATTGAGGATGCATCTGCTACAGGAAACGTGGGTTTAGAATCCGATGGAGACTTCCATTATAATCCTAGTACGGGTACTGTAACTGCTACGATAGTTGTTACTGGTGCTGGAACTCTTGGATCGAATGGTAATGGAACTAGGACAGTTTCTACTAGTGATCCTAGTAGTGGGGCTAATGGAGATGTTTGGTTTAAGTATGAAGCGTAATAAATATTTTTATGACATTTAAAATTGGAAATTGGAAACCACCACAGAGACCTCAGTGGCTGAAGGCTTATATGAGAACCCCTGGACATATCAGGGTGCAACTTTTACTTCTGACGATATTGACAATTTCTTCGGTTTCGTCTACTGTATTACAAATATCACGAACGGTAGAAAATACATCGGTCGTAAATATTTCTGGAAGTTTAGAACTCCAAGAGGTAAAAAACGTAAAGTAAAATCTGAATCTGATTGGAAAAATTATTATGGGTCCTCTGAAGAACTTAAAGAAGAGATTCGACAACTGGGTAGACATAACTTTAGCAGAGTTATCCTTAGCTTACATCACACAGTTGGCAAAACAAACTTCGAAGAAACAAAACAACTCTTCGTCAATGGAGTCCTTACCGAATCGCTTGACGACGGCACGCCCGCATACTACAATAGTAACATCCTTTCTCGATACTTCAGAAAAGACTACTTCCCCACCACTGAAGGATGAGGATTTGGTAAGAGACATTACCAAATGGGCTAGTAAGAAAATTACTAACCCTAAGTCCAAAGTTGGTGATGTCAATGCTCTTTATAAAGAGTTTGAAGAATGGCTCGAAGTTGAAGATGAAAAGGATTTAGAGATCTTTACTATTGAATGACTATGTTTGGTTTAGCTTGTGCAGCATATGCAACACTTACCCCAGTTGAATATATCGAAATAGCAAAATTAGTTCAAGTAGAGGCAGCAAGAAATACTCCTGATGAATATGGTGTTGCGGCATCTGTAATGAATAGGGTCTTAGATCCCCTTTTTGATGATTCGGTAATTGGAGTAATACATTCTCCTGGACAATATGCAAAACCTGCTTCTACTGTTGATCCCAAGTTACTTGCGAAACTTACGGGTCCTGCAGGTCAGTTGGAAGTTTGTTCGGCTATAAAAGATTTGAAGGGTAGAACAGATTTTAAAGGACAGACGCAATTATATTGGAGAGTACCAGAAGAGGATCCAATGTTCCATAAGAAAGGTAATTTCTATCATTATCATTGGCAACAATAAATAACACATAAGGATGTAACAAATGGCACAAGAGACTATTAAATTTATTATCAAACAGGATGGGACTGTAACGGAAGAAGTTATGGGTGTTGTTGGGCCTAATTGTGAAAAACTTACTGAACGTATTGAAGAGAAACTTGGCGCACTAAATTATAGAGAGGTGAAATCCGAATATTATGATCAAAAACAAACCACCGAGGATCATGTCACACTTCACATGCATCAAGACTAAGATTAAGGAACGGCCTTATTTGGTTGAAGCACTAGAACTCATGGGACATGATGTTCAGGAGAATCAACAGTTGGTTATTAATAATCCATCTCATGCAGAGGGACATCCAGCCTTTGTTGCTGAGGTTGCTATTAGAAATGATATTGGATTTCGTTTGAATAAGAATACAGGTAACTATGAGTTAGTTGCTGAACTGGATACTTGGGATTTAGATGTTCCTGTAGAAAGGTTTATTGAAAAAGTAACCCAACAGTATGCAAGAATGACCATTCACAATACTATGAAGGAAGAAGGATGGCAGGTAGCAGAGGAATGGGAAATGAATGATAATTCTATAGAACTCACGGTTAACCGCTGGGTTACATAAATGAAAATCACGCAAGAAATTATTGACGCATTAGAGAAGGCTTTAGATATGCGTAAGAAGAATGGTGAGGAAATTTGGGAAGACGGAGATGAAATTTCTGTTAATGTTGCGGGTACATTTGCAGCAGATAAGTTTATTACACTAACTAATAAGACTAAGAACCCTGTTGTTTCTTCTAAATCTAATGGATAAAGAATCTAAAAAGGAAGATGGACCTGAAGAAGAAAAGGAAATAGAATGGGATATAGAAGATATGAAAAAGGCGATTATTGATTCTGCAGAACAAAGTTGGGATAAGTATGCAGGAGGATAATTTTCCATAAAAAACGGAGGGGTTTGCCCTCCGTGTGTAATATGTTTTTTACGGTCTATCTTAGAATGTCACTGCAGATTCTCTTGCACACGTGTTGGTTATCGTCACATTCAATTAGACAGTTGTAATAGTCACTGATCAGTTCATTTTGTGTTGCTTCTTCGACAGTTCCTTCTTTTGTTTTCCAGCCGGCTAATTGATTGTAGGAAATTAAATTGTGCATTGGTGAGTCTCCACTAAGTAACTTGAACAATTATAAATTATAACGAAGAAGTTAAGGATGCATCTTCCTCCATATTCTACTACTATATAGGCAACTTGTCAGGGTTTGTTAACATTTCTCAAACGAGTATTTATACTTGAGACGGGTTGCCTACATTGAAAATATCGATTATATTCATAGAGAATATAGAGTATGTATGAAAAGATTACTAACAGTTCTAGCTGCGACTTTAATTTGTACCCCTGCTTTTAGTAGATCTGATCCTAAAGTAAAGGGTTGGAAAACGAATGATGCCATGGGATGTATGATGCTTATGGAATGTAAAGACGGCACCAAACAAGTTAATTCCTGGAAAGATTTGGGTCCAAAGTATATACAGTATAGAACAGAATTGAATAGTATTTTTGATTCTTTTGATAAACTTGGTATTAAAGTATTCGTTGCTGACACTAAATACTTTACTCCTTCTACAAGAGGACTTTATAATGTTGCTGGTAATAATCTTTTTATAAACAAGGATACTTTATATAATCCGTTATCTGTTATTCAGACTATTAGACATGAAGGATGGCATGCTGTACAGGATTGTATGGCAGGATCGCTAGATAATACATATACTGGCATTGTATGGGATCAGGAAAAGATTCCTGATTGGGTGAAGCTTGGTATAGAAATAGATTATGCTCATGCTCCCAATGCTCAACCTTATGAAGCAGAAGCGCGATGGGCTGCTCATAAGAAAAATCAAACAGCAAAAGCTTTAAAAGTTTGTGCTGACCCTAATGTAGCGATGTGGGATGTTTATGAACCTACTCCTTTAACGAGGAAGTATTTGGTTCGTAAAGGCTACATTAAAACCGATGGAGGCAATTAGTATGGAAGTAAAACTTTGGTATTCTAAAGACACCAAACAGTGGCGTTGGCATGTTACAGATGTTAATCCTCATAACTATGGGATTGGTGATAATTATAAAGTTGGAGAACATGATAGTTTAAATGATGCATTTGAAGCTATAAAAAATGTTGTAGAATATTTTATGTCCGATGGAACTTAAAGAATTTGTTAAAATATTTAAATTTGATAAGTCCAAAGCTGATGAGATATTAGATGTCTTTGCCAATAAACCAGGTTGGCAAAGACATTATTGGATAAGGTATGAGTCTGAATATAATTTTCCCGAACTTGGGAATGAACCAGAAGTTTATTATACAAATCCAGATGAAGAAGGATCGCCTTTATTGGTTGAACTAATTCAAGATTCTATTGATAAGTATAATAAATTTGTTGAACTTAAGGGATGTACTACATTTCCTGGTCAAACAGTTGTGAATAGATTCAATTTTCCTAGATTTAATAAGTATCAAGAAGGTACGTTAATGCGTAAACATTATGATCATATTAAATTATGGGGAAATGAAACTGATTCTGGCATTCCTATATTAACAATGTTAGTTGGATTGAATGATGATTATGAAGGAGGCGAACTTATACTAGCTGGAGATTCTTACAAATTAAAAGCTGGAGATTTTATGTGCTTCCCTTCATCGTTTTTGTACCCACATGAAGTTAAACCGATAACAAAGGGTACTAGATATAATATGGTAGCTTGGGGATGGTAAAATATCCAATAGTATTTGAAGAAACGTTAAATGAAGATGAATTTGATGATTTGGAACATCAACTTGATTTTCCTGAATGGAGATTAGGTGATTCTCTTTGGTATATTCCTAACCTTTATCTTCATAGACAATCTTTTAAATGTAAAATGCTGGCTCAGAGAGCAATTCAGAAAGAATTGTGTGAGAATGGTTGGTATGTTAAAGGTCAGACTTATGGATTAGAAGGTCGTTTTCATTCAGATGATTGTGATTTTACATTTTATTTGTTTTCATGTGGGTCTTGGAATAAACATTGGGGTGGAGATCTTATTATTGAAAATAAAAGTCGAAGGAATAAATGGGAGAGATATGAATATATGCCCAATAGATCAGTGCTATTTCCAGCACATTGGTTACACTGTAGTTCAGCGCCAAATAGATACTGTCATAAGTTAAGAACTAGTGTAACGTTTAAGTTTTCTTTAAGAGGTTAAGATGGAACGAGAGTACATTTTTAGGTGTAAAGTTTGTAACAAACAATTAGTAAGTGCTCCAAAGATACAAGTTTGTGGGTGTAGTAATAGAATGGAAGTATGTGATAATAAGGTAACAGTTAATGATTTGGATAAAATTGAAATGATTAATGCATATCCAAGAAAGAAAAAGAAAAATGTTTTGGCGGATAATGATTTGCTATGGCAAGAATCTAGAAAGAGGAGGAAGATTAAAAAACTAGATTTTGAAATTAGATGAAACCTATTATTATTGAAAATATTTTACCCAGAGATACCCTATTGCACATACAACAGGAGTTTGATACTGGTTGGCAATTGATTAATTATTCTGATGTTAAGGATGATAAAGTTTTTTGGATAAAGGTTGATGCGAATTATATAAATTATTTTAGAATGATTGCTCATGATGTAATCTTAAAAATTAAAAGATATTATCCGTTTCAAGATCTTGAATTTTTAAGAATGAATATAAATGGCCAAACGTTTGGTCAGGAATCATCTTTTCATATTGACTTTCCAGATGAATCTTATACCACCCTATTGATTTTCACTGAACCTGAGTGGAATCAAGAATGGGGTGGACAGGTTGTCGTTTGTCTGGGCCCAGGGCAGTATGAAACAATTCCATATATACCCAATAGAGGGGTAATTTTTACACCATGTAACGATCATAAGGGGTTTGCCCCCTCACGCCATTGCCCTATCATGCGGACCACGATAGCATTCTTCTATAAACTCCATCCCCAAAACCAATGATTAACTTAGACGAACGATACCAATCATACTTAACTAACCCACAGAAGAGATTGATTATTGATGGGTGCAGAGAAAAAGTTACTGGATATGGATGGCATTGTGATGGTAATGAGGTGAAAGGATATTACGTTACAACAGAAAATTATAAATTATTTTACAACAATAATGAACAATTCTTACGTATGGAGCCGGTTAGAGTATCAGCATGAAAAAAATAACTATTGAAAAATATAAAGATGATCCTGAAGGGATTATTGAGAGAGTAGAAGAAGGAGAAGAAGTCATCGTAACTAATGGGATAGAGGATGGAACATTAGAAGTATCCGATGATGAGTACTATCATATTATGACAGATCATGGCGATGGTCCTTGACTTCCCCATTTGATTCTATTATAATTAGTATGTACTCAATCAGACAAATGACAATTACTTCAAAGTTTAGAAAAGACGTAGACACTCTTCGTGGTGCTGTTTACGGAGATTTTTATCTTGATGCAAAAAATCCAAAACTTTATAAAAAGGTTCGCCGATTTTATGAAAGGGAAGGTGTAGTTTTTTCAGGAGATCCAATGGATGATTATGAGATTCTATTAGATTCTTTGGCCGTAGATCTTCAAACTTCTGGGGTAGTTAATGACTGAAGATGAAAGAGCGCAAATGTTTTTAGACGAATGTTTGCATAATGCGGGTATCATAGATAAATCGCCTTTTGATGAGGATTATAATCCTCCAGAGGCATGTGGACCAGGAGCTCCTCTTTCGGATCAAAGTGTGAAAGGATGATTGATACCTCATGGGGATCTGTGAGGATTGCCTTAATCATGGTAATGGCTGTAATATGGTTTTATCTGTTAAACCAACAACTCAGGAGTGACGATGACGAAGACTAAGGTTCTACTTCAAAGGGGCCCTTTTCGATTCGTTGAGAAAGGGATTATTGAACTCAATGGTAAACCTGATTATCGATTACAGGAACAGGATTACTATAATAATAAATGGTATGATGTTTATCTTTTTGATAATGCTATGCAATGTACTACAGCAATGGAAGACATTGAGTATGCAAAATGGTTAACTGATAAACCTTGTTACATTGGAGACAAAGGACCACAAAATGTTTAACTTCAAGTCACAACTATCTGAAGATTATGGTAAACATCCTTATAGGGTAGTAGCATCTTATCCACCTAGGGATCCGTATCCCAAGTATAAGATGTATAATAATCCTGCGGGATGGCATGTTAATGCTAGTTTATTCTTGGAGTGTAAAACAAAAGGTGATAAATTAGATAACGTAGATATTAAACTTTATGAGATGGATAGTGATAACTGTCATAATCTCAATATTTTTATTAATGAAGAGGGTAATTTACAATGCCGTTTGACACAACAAGTACAAGTTCAAGAGTGATGGGTAAAAAAGAAAAACAAAGGCACCAAGTTAAGTCCAGATTTTATTATCTATTCTGGGGTGCTGCTACTGTATCAGTATTTGTAGGTCAAATGTATGTTGGATCTGGATATCGAAAGATGTCAACAAGTATTGATAGAGTTGTAGATACTATTACATTTGAAGTGAAAAGAATGTCAGATGGCCATGATTCTATGCGGTATTACTAATGGTCAATACGGTTACTTTTCTTTATGCTTATTGGATTGTATGTTACTGCTATAGAATAACTTTAATGGTATGAGAGTAGATAAAGTTGTAATTGTGGGAGGCGGGGCATCTGGATGGATGACTGCCTCTTCTTTAATAAAGACTTTTCCTGATCTTAAAATTACTCTAATTGAAGATCCAAATACTCCTTCTCTTAGTGTGGGAGAATCTACCTTATCGCATTTTAATGAGTTTTTACAATCAATTGGATTAACAAATGATAAGGATTGGATGTCGTATTGTAATGCGACTTATAAAAATGGTGCTTTATTGAAAGGGTTTTCTGAACAGTCTTCAGAACTCTTTTTTCCATTAGGAGCTTTTAATTTACAACAATCTCCTAACTTTCATATATGGTGTGAACTTAATAAAATGTATCCAGATGAAGTGCCTTGCTCACGTGCAGCACACTTCTTCTTACCTAATGCTTTTTTAGTAGATAATAATAAACAAACAGATAATTCAGATGGAACTTTTCTAAATTTTAATTTCTTTTATGATGTAGCATATCATATTGATAGTAATAAGTTTGGTGAATATCTAAAGAATAATGTATGTCAAGATGTTGAAAAGATATATGCTAAAGTATTACGTGTATATGATAAAGAGTTATTTCTTTCTAACGGTCAAGTAATTGATGCTGATCTATTTGTAGATTGTTCGGGATTTAAGGCTGTCTTATCAAGATCTCCATGGACATCTTTTGGTCATATCTTAATGAATGATTCGGCGGTAGTTGGAACAATTCCCTATACAGATAAGGAGAATCAATTAACTAATAAGACAACTGCAACTGCTATCGATAATGGATGGGTATGGGAGATTCCTCTATGGAATAGACTTAGTGTTGGGTATTGTTATTCTAAGAAATTTCGTTTTGCTTCTGATGCTGTTGAAGAGTTTAATATTTTCTGTGAAGAAAAATATAATTGCAAACCTTCTAATGCATATTACATACCTTTTGAAAGTGGGAAAAGACAGGAAGCGTGGATTGGTAATGTTGTTTCTATTGGGTTATCCTATTCGTTTATTGAACCTTTAGAATCTACAGGACTTCTTACAACACATGAATCTATTACAGCTTTGGTTGATGTGTTATCATTTAGAAATAGAGAAATTAATAAGATGGATATTGATGGATTCAATTACGTCTTGGATAAGAAAGTAGATTACTTTGCTGATTTTATTGGATTTCATTATGGATTTTCTACGAGATGTGACAGTCCTTATTGGGATCATGTAACAAATTGTGTAAGATATAATGGAATCGCTGATAATTTTTGGGATAGTTTGATTAGAGATCATGAGTATCATACCAATGGATCTACCTTCTTATTAGCGGTTCAGAATGGGTATAATCCGATTACAGAGCATAATTATTTTCGTATACATAAGAGAGGTTGTTTGAATGATGAGTTACCTAGGATTGAAAATAATGCCAAAGAGTGGTATAATGTTTATAATGCAACTCTAGAACGAGTTAATAAACTTCCCAGTAGTTATGAATTTTTAAGAGGAACAATTTACAATGACCAAACCAGTTAAGAGAGCACTAGTATTGGGTGCTGGTGGATTCATCGGCAGTCACATGGTGAAACGTCTTAAGTCTGAAGGGTATTGGGTACGAGGTGTAGATCTTAAGGAACCCGAATATTCAGAAACTGAAGCAGATGAATTTGTTCAGGGAGATTTGAGGGATTATAGTTTTGTTAAACGGTGTCTTGAATACAAGGGCCCTTATAGTAATTTCTTTAATTCTATTCCTTGGAAATATATTGGATGTTTTGATGAGATTTATCAGTTTGCTGCTGATATGGGTGGAGCAGGTTTCGTTTTCACTGGTGAAAATGATGCCGATATTATGCATAACTCTGCCACCATTAACCTTAATGTGTTAGAAGCACAGAGGGAAATGAATGAGATTCGTGGTGTACATGAGACACGAGGTGGGACAAAGATTTTCTATTCTAGTTCTGCTTGCATGTATCCAGAATATAACCAATTAGACCCCGATAACCCCGATTGCCGTGAAGAATCCGCATACCCAGCTGCACCAGATTCTGAATATGGATGGGAAAAATTATTCTCCGAGAGGTTATATTTCGCTTATAATCGTAATCATAATATTCCTGTTAGGGTTGCTCGCTATCATAACATCTTCGGACCAGAAGGAACCTGGACTGGTGGAAGAGAAAAATCTCCAGCTGCCATCTGTAGAAAAATTACAGAATTAGGTCCTGAAGGTGAGATTGAAGTATGGGGTGACGGTAAACAAACTAGATCTTTCCTTTATGTTGATGAATGTGTTGAAGCAACTTATCGATTAATGCAATCTGACTTTATAGGACCAGTTAATATTGGTTCGGAAGAGATGGTAACCATTGATCAGTTGGTTGATATTGCTGCACATGTTGCATGTAAGAAGGTTTCTAAGAAATATATTGATGGTCCTACGGGTGTTCGTGGACGTAATTCAAACAATGATCTTATTCGTGAGAAACTTGGTTGGGATTATAGTATGACTCTCCAAGAAGGTTTAGCAAAAACGATGAGTTGGATTTGGGAACAGAACCCAGATGCTTATGGTAAGGATGATTGGGAACATACTCCACCACCAACACTTGAAGATTTGATTGAAAAGGGTACTGATGTACCTGATGAGAATTATGTGCCTTTCCATCACCCTGTATAATAATGACTATTAGTTATAATAGACTTGGCGACCGTGGTCGTTTAGGTAATCAGATGTTTCAGTATGCTACTCTTAGGGGTATTGCTAAGAAACATGGATATGATTTTATGATTCCTCCAAGTGATTTCAATGACGAATGGCATGACCATCAACTTTTTGAAGTCTTTGAGTTGGAAGGACTTAAGAATATTGATGTGCAGAATACATCAACGAGAATAGAGGAAAGTTGTTTTCATTTTGATGAAAATTTGTTTGAGAATTGTCCAGATAATGTAGATATTTTTGGATATTTTCAAACAGAAAAATATTTTAAAAATGCTGCGGATGAAGTTAGAAAGGATTTTACTTTTAAGAAAGATATCTTAGGACCATGTGAGAAAATGATGGGCGACGTTGGTCCAAATGCAATTTCATTACATGTTAGAAGAGGTGATTATATAAATCAACCATGGCATCCATGTTCATCTATTGATTATTATAGGCAGGCATTGTTTAGAATGCCTCCTATCGGTCCAGTTATTATTTTTAGTGATGATACTGATTGGTGTAATCAACAGGAAGAATGGAAGGATGATAGATTTCTTATCTCTGAGAGTGGAAACAATGCAGTTGATTTGTGTTTAATGTCTATGTGTAGTTATCATATTATTACTAATTCTTCATTCTCTTGGTGGGGTGCTTGGTTAGCAAACAGTGAAGAAGTTATTGCTCCTTCTGTTTGGTTTGGCCCACCATTAAGTGATCAAAATAATACAAAGGATTTATTGCCTTCTCGTTGGAGGAAGATATGAAATATGATTTAAATGATACTACTTTTATTATTCCGTTGAGGATTGATACAGATGATCGTCTTAGAAATATTGTTTTAACGACTTCATTTCTATTAAGTAACTTTGAATGTACGGTTACGGTCTTGGAATCTGATGAAGAAAAGAAGTTTGAACAATGGGCTTTACCTTTAATCCAGCATTATACAGATACAACTGATTTAAATTATGTATTTGAACATAATGAAGATGAACATTTTCATAGAACCAGACTCCTAAATGATATGGTGATGATGTCAGATACTGACATTGTTGTTAATTATGATAGTGATATCATTCTTCCAATTTCATCCTATACGCAAGCTGTTAAGATGCTTAGAGAGGGTGGATTTGATGTTGTTTATCCTTATAAATTTGGGGAAAAAGGCGAACGAAAAGTTGTTTTAAAAACAAGAATTGAAGATGAGGATGACTTAGAAAACTTTTCTAAACAAGATGGAGTAAAGGATTTTATTAAAGAATTTAAACCAGAAGTTTTTGATAGTCATCATTTCTATGCTCAGAATGTAAATGGGCTTGGATGGGCAGAGTATGGTATGGTACAATTCTTTAAGACTTCTGTTTATAAAGAAGGTTATCTTGAGAATGAAGGTTTTATGGCTTATGCTCCCGAAGATGTTGAAAGACATTTTCGTTGGGAGACCCTTGGATATAACATTGGTCGGGTAGATAATCATGCCTACCATTTAGAACATAAGAGAACTCCTAACTCTTGGTTTAATAATCCTTTCATGCAACATAACAATCAACTTTGGGAGAAATTGAAAAACATGGATCGTGATGGTCTAATTGAATATTATGAAAATCAACTGTATGTAAAGGAGAGATTGAAATGAGTTGGAATCTTGTAACATATGCTAACGAGAAATTCGTAGAACAACAGGATTATCTTAATGCTATTGCAGCAACAAATGGTTTTAATACCATCCCATATTCTAGGGAAGATATTGAGAAGACAGAGTTTTATAAGGATAATAAAGAGATCCTAGATTCTGAAATGGGTGATGGATACTGGTTATGGAAACCATATGTCATTCTGGATGCTATGAATAAATTGGATGAAGGTGATGTTATTCTTTATTCAGATTGTGGCGATATGTTTCATCCAGACATTAAAAGATATGTTGATGAAGTGTTTGATGATGACGATCAATGTATGCTTTTAGTTGGTGGATTCCTTAATGGAGAATGGACAAAGAGAGATTGTTTTGTTTATATGGATTGTGATGAAAAGGATTATTGGGAAGTAAAACAACTTGAGACTGGTGTTTGTATTTGGAGGGTAACTGAAGAATCAAAGAAGACTGTTGCTGAATGGTTAAAACATTGTTGTGATCCTCGGATTCTCATTGGGGAATCTAATGAATCGGGTAAACCAGAAATCATGGGATTTAAAGAACACAGACATGATCAAAGTGTTCTAACTAATCTTGCTGTTCGTGATGGTTTAACTGTAGATGATGGGACACTTCGTAATTTTATTGAATGTAATTATGAGTATTGGTATGAGAGAAATGAAGAGACGGGTTATACATTAAATAGACCTATTGATAACTTCTTAATAGAATTAAGAAATGAAGCATAGTATAATTCTTACAGTTCATAATAAAGACTTCTTGATTAGCCAAGTATTAGATGGCATCATGAAGAATACGGTAGGTGATTATGAATTAATAATAGTTATTGATGGTTGTACAGATAGAACTTTTTATTATATTGAAGATTTTTTCTATGGTAAAGAGTTTGATCATTTGATAATAACTGAGAATAATGTATTTGAAACCAAAGCTAATAATGCTGGTCTTAAGTCAGCGACGGGAGAGTATGTTATAATAGTACAAGATGATATGATTATTAATGAGCATGGATGGAATGCACGTATGCAAAAACCTTTCCAGGCTTGGGATGATGTCTTTGCAGTTACTGCTAGGACGGCACACAACTGGGCCTTCAATCCAAACACCCAACATTTGGGAATGAAAGAGGATCTAAATAATTGTTGGTGTGATATATGCATCCATACTGATCATGCAGAGAGAAGAAATATCCCTAGGGATTGCTTCGCTGTAAGGAACTCTGTTAACAGAGGACCTTTAATGATTGATCACTCTGTTCTTAAACAATTGAATTATCTTGACGAAGCTTTTGCTCCACAAGATATGGATGACCACGATCTTTGTCATAGAGCTTATAAAGAGTTTGGAAAGGTTTGTGGTTGCTATTGGATTGATGTTGAATCAAAAGATGAATGGGGTGGAACTAGAGTTGACGGTGAACCCGCAGCTTGGTTGTTACAAGCAAACCATAAAAACATGAAGATATTTTATGAACGACATAAAGATCTTATTCATTCACAAAACCACAACGAGGATAGAAGATTACCATGATTATTACTAAACAACAATGGGAACAATCACAAGCAGGTGAACTAGCAATTACCAGATATGATGATTCGCTGGATCAGGAAAGAGTTAGCAGCATTATTCTTGAATTCTTTAATAAAACTACGAACAGTTTTAAAGGAAAGAAAATTCTAGAAGTTGGTGGAGGACCATTTCCAGCTGTAGGATTTTGTAACGGAACTAAAGCAACTGTTGTAGATCCTCTTTCTGATCAATTCAATACAAAATATAGGGGTGATAATGTTAACTGGGTTTCCGAACAGTTTGAAGATTATTCTGGAGCTACTGTTGATGAAGTTTGGATCTTTAATGTTCTACAACATGTAATTGATCCACAGGCTCTATTAGAAAAAGCTGCTACTGTTGGAAAGGTTGTTAGAGTTTTTGAACCAATTAATACTCCTACAAATAGAGAGAACCCACAGTCATTGGATACGCCTATTTTTAAAGCCGCCTTACCTGGAGTAAAGGTTAATAAGTATATTGGTGGATCTAGACAAGGATTCCATGGTGCTGACTGTGTGTATTTTGAGTACACTGCACCGAAAGTTGTACTTAGTTTTGATGAGACTCCTGAACCAGTAGTTAGTGAGGAACTAGATACTATTACATTCCCAGTATCATCACCTGATATAAAAATAAAAGATCCTACACCAAAACGAACAAGGGATACGAAAGGTCATTATGTTAAAGATGATCCAAGTACACCAGAGAATAAGGCATGGGTTGGTGGCGTACCTAAGAAGTCAAAACGTCGTAGGAAAAGTACTAAGAAATCCTCTACATGATCTAAATTATGACTATGAATTTCGTTGAACATTTCAAAGAGAAATACTATAAAAAGTTATTACAACCGGCTCATCCCAATAATCCAATTAGGGATAGAGCCACTTCTTTTCTTAAAGTATTTGAAGAACTTGAGAAAAAGGAGGATAAAAATTATATCGTCGTAGAAACTGGATGTATGCGTCCAGATCACGGTGAATTTGCCTTTGGTGATGATGGTTGTAGTACATATATTTTTGATGATTTCATCAATTATTATGATGGTTTGTTAAATAGTGTTGATATAGAACCAATTAACGCCGGTTATGCTAATTCTGTAACATCTGACAAAACAACAGTTCATTGTATGGATTCTGTTAAGTTTTTATGGAACATTGGATCGGGTATAAAAATTGATTTTTTATATCTAGATTCGTTTGATATTATAAAAGAGAATCCACATCCATCCCAGATGCATCATCTTAAAGAGTTGTGTGCAGTGACAAAGAATCTTAAGAGAGGTTCTGTTGTTGTAGTCGATGACCATGATGCCTTCTTTACTGAAGGTGAAATTGGAAAGGGTACATATGTTGCTGAATTTATGAAGAATATTGGCGCCAAAGTTCTATTTGAGGAGTATCAAATTGGTTGGGTTCTATGAGTGCCACAAAAAACTGTGTAGTTTATCTACTAAAAGCAACTGACGCAGAAGTTTTTGATTTCTGGGAGTCTTTAATAGGTGTGGTTGGCCACTTAGTGCCGTATTTAAATTCGAGTTATACTTCGGATTTGGATATCGTTATATTTCATGAATCGAATTTAACTAATACTCAGAAGGCGAAGTATGAAGGAACAGATCTACAAGGCGCTACACTTAAATATCATCAAGTTACATTTGATTATGATTTAGGTACAGGTATTCAACATGCAAATAGATTCCTTTCAGGATTGATGTATAAGGAATCTATTATGGATGATTATGAATATTATCTTAAACTAGATTGTAATTCTTTTCTTATGGCTAATACCAATGGATATGGTGATTGGTTTGAATGGATGCAAAGGAATAATTTAGAGTATGGATATTTAAACGATACTCTACGAGATGGTGGCACTCACTTGTACAATGCTTCTGGTCTTGCCATTGCAAATAAAATGTATTATTCTAATTTTGAACTTGGTAAAGTTTCATTTTTCCAGTCAAGTGCCTACCAGAATTTCTGGAAGAGTTTAGACGATCAAGGTGGTTTCTTTAGTAACGATTGGTATCGTGGTCAAGCTACATACTTAGGTGTTCAATCACAAATGAATTCTTCTAAGATAAGGGCCATCACTGGAATTATGTATGAACACAATGCAATTTATGATGATTCGTAGATGGATAAAAACAAATCCGCACACAAGCTTCGTAATTTTGGACCACTTTATATCATCAATTTAGATGGACAGCCAGAACGTTGGGAGTGGATGGAAAATCAACTTAAGTTCTGGGAAGTTACGGATTATGAAAGAATTTCTGCTTATGATGGGAGGGATGATGACCTAAGTGAAATAATATACGGTCAATATCCTATCGTTACATCTGGAGAAATTGGATGTGTAACATCACATCTAAAGGCTATTAAAAAGTTTTATGAGGAGACAGATGCTCCTTATGCAATCATGATGGAAGATGATTGTGATCTGAGTCTTGTAAGAAATTGGCCATTTGATTGGGATACTTTTATTTCAAAATTGCCATATGATTGGGATTGTGTACAGTTAACCGTAATTAATCCACGCAAATTAGTAGCGAATATTCATCCAAGATACATTGATGATTTTTCTACGGCGTGTTATATCATCACAAGACATCATGCTCAGAAATTGATTAAGTTACATTGTAGAGGTAGAAAATATAAGTTAGATAATGGTGTTAGACCTAGACCAGTTGCAGATGATTTAATTTATAATGCAGGGAGATCCTTTGCCATACCTATATTGTTATATAATTTAAGTTTGGGGTCAACTATTCATCCTGATCATATTGATGTATTTCATCGAGCTCCAAGAGATTCTATTCTTGCTTGGTGGGAGAATGAATCTAATAAGATGGAATTGGATAAGTTTTTCCATTGGGAAACCCACGTTTTGGATGAGACTCATAGTTGACAAATGGTTTGTCTTGAAGTATAGTTAAATTGTCACATCCAAACTGTGACAGTTATATAAATAACTTTACATAACAACGGGCCCGAAATAATCGTAACCCTGCGTCGAATGTAAACAGTTCCCTAGTCGGGGGAGCTATCATCCGCAGGTTTTTTTAATGCTTGCGAGACACTAAAATAAAAAAATGTTTAAACCCGTAATCGCAGCTCTTGCAGCTGCACCTCTATTCGCAGGCGCTGCTTTCGCAGGTCCCTACGTTAATGTAGAAGCCAATGCTTCTTATCCAGACGGCGAGTATACAAC